ATACCGGACTTTGGTTACATTTATTTATTGACCAGAGAACGCAAAAGTGTTGACTCGAAATGTTAAAAAATAGATAATTACTAAATCGGGAGACCAAATCCCAATAACTGAGAAAGGAAGAAAAATGTTTATCGAAAGAAACTGGAAAGAAATCGTTGATCGGCAAGGCACTGCTTACATTTCAACTGGTGACCTTAATGGTTTCTACACATTAAAAGTTTACACGCTCACTATCTTTGATGATGGTTCAGCTGAGACTAAAGATCATTACATCAAGAACCTTTCAATAGACCCTAAAAAAGCTGACCAGATGCTTAAAGAGTACGCTCAGATTCATGGATGTGATATCGGTGCTGGTGCTGATTTTAAACTTGATGAACATAACAAGTGGTCTTTCTTTAGCAGTGTCACGATAGACTCAATTAAAAAAGATCGAGTGTTTCGGTTTGGTAAATACTCAGGACAATCATTTGATGCAATCATAAAAAATGATTTGCGCTACATGCAGTGGTTGGCTTTTGATGAGGATTTCCCTGATCTAACAAAAAGACAATCTATTTTCAGATTGACCATTGCTGCAATTCAACAGCTTGTTGAAGAAGGTTCCATTTCTATCCCAGAAAAAGTTGAAGTTGTCGAAGAGCCAGTTGTTGAGAAAAAGACTTCAGAGTTCGTCGGCACAGTTGGCGAGAAGATCGAGCTTGATCTAGAGGTTGTTTACCGCACTTTTGTTAACAACAGGTTTGGTGGCTCTACATTGTTAATCATGGTCGATAAAGATGACAATGTGTTCAAAACATTTACCAATGCAAGCTGGTTATACGAGCCAATAACTGATGTTAATGAAGGACTGGTTAAAAGAGTTGTTAAAGGTGACAAGATCAAGATTGCTGGGCTTGTAGCCAAACACGAGACTTATAACGAAGAAAAATCAACTTTGTTAAAAAGACCCAAATTAATAGAAATACTTGTATAATTCATCACATGGGTCTTCGGACCCTTAACTGAGAAAGGAAAATTTATGAAAAAATTTTGTAATCAGTACCTTTATACAGATATTGAGCCATTTGAAGTGATCCGAGTCATTTCGGAAAAGACCATTGAGATCCGTAAAATGAAGTGCGTAGAGCTGGATTGGGGCAAGCATTTTATCCCCGGTGGCTTTGCTTTCCACGTTCCTGATCAACAAAATCAAAAGTGGATTATCACTTCTGATGAGACACAGCCAGTAGTTAGAGCAAGACTAAATAAGCCAAAAGGCTATAAGCATGGTTTCTGGAGAAGTGACTACGGTCGGCACTACCTAGCCGATGAGCCAATTAAATTCTACGACTACAACTTTTAATAAAAGGGGCTTCGGCCCCTCTTTCGAGGAGAAGAAAATGGAAACCACATTTAAAGAAAAGCAGGACTTCAATCGAGCGCTTGAGATTTCCTTGGATGTTGATAAGCGCGTTAGAGTCGTTGAATGGTTGTTGACTGGTGGCAGCGGTCATTTCGCCAAGGGTCTTGGGGAAGCTCTTCGTCACGCAGACTCCAACAACATAAACAAGATTGCCAAGACATGGCCATGGATCATCCTGAAAGCCTACGACCTTTCAATCAGATAACTTAGGGGGCTTCGGACCCTCTTTAATGGAGAATAAAATGGATAAAAGCAATTGGACACTACGTTATAACAGAACCGCTCGGGATATTTACGGCAAGAGCCTAACCAGATCAGACTTCGGTGAGCACAAAGATGAGCGCATTGTGGAGTTGTTTATCTGGTGCATGATCGGGATCTTTCTTGGAGCTTTGATTTTTTAAAAAAGAGGCGCATAATTCGAGGCGAGAATTTCTCATTCTCTCCTCCCCTAGAAGGTATTGGGCTACTGAAACTGGTAGCCCTTTTCTTTTGCCTCAAATTAATTCATACTGCGGTCAATTAAATAGCGTTCATTGGCGTAAACAAAAGGATTTAAGGTGGAAGAACCAAATTCAGAAACCAAGAAAAAACGAGGGCGACCGCCAAAGCCTCGAGAAGAACAGATTATTGTCAAAAGACCAGTGAAAGCCGGGCCTCCGGTCAAGCCCGAAGATTGGAATGGTCGATTTAAATCGGTGGAGCCTATGTCTAATCAAAGAAGAGCAAGATCAAAGCCTTATAAATGGAATCATCCAGCCGTAATCAATTGGATCATGGGTCAGGCAGACCCCGTCGGCTTCCTCGCAGCTGTTATGCAAGGTAAAGAAATGTTTCCCGTTTACACAAAAGACTCACAAGGGCTGGCAACCAAGTCCGGTCATATTGCAGCTGATCCCGAACTTAGGGTCATGGCAGCTCGAACCTTGTTGGGCAAGTGCATTCCAGACTTGAAAGCAGTCGAAGTTAAGGCTCAGATTGAAGAGCGGAAGGTTTTGGACATAAATAAGCTAACAGATAATGACCTCAATACAATTGAACGAGTTCTTGAACACGCTGTCATTGACGGAAGTTCGAGCGGAGAAGATGAGGAGGTCTCTGAAGGAATTTACCAAGAACTCTTGGCAGACGATTGAGCCGGGAAGGGATTTCTACGACAACTGGCACATAGACGCAATCAGCGAACATCTGCAAGCGGTTGTAGAAGGTAAGATCAAGAGACTAATCATCAACATACCGCCGAGACACATGAAGTCGATCTCGGTGGCAGTAGCTTTGCCAGCTTGGACTTGGACTGTCCAGCCAGAGAAGCGATTTCTTTTTGCATCCTATGCGTCATCTTTGTCGATCAGAGACTCGGTCAAATGCCGTCGATTGATTGACAGCCCTTGGTATCGAATGCATTTCGGGGACACTTTCCATCTGACTGGCGACCAGAACCAGAAACAAAGGTTTGAGAACAACAGGACCGGATCGAGGATTGCGACCTCGGTCGATGGTGCGTTGACGGGTGAAGGTGGAGACATAATCGTTATCGACGATCCGCATAACGTCAGGGAAGCTGAATCATCTGCCGTTCGAGAGGGTGTTCTTGAATGGTGGGATCAGGCCATGCAGTCTCGATTGAACGACCCAAAGACTGGCGCATTCGTGATCATCATGCAAAGAGTTCACGAAAGAGATTTAACCGGACATATATTAAGTAATGAGCTGGGAGATGAGTGGGATCACCTTTGTTTGCCAGCCAGATACGAGATCGGGCATCCGACGCACACTCGATCTTCGCTAGGATTTACTGATCCTCGGACCGAGGAAGGCGAGCTGTTGTGGCCTCAAAGGGTCGATGACGATACGTTATCGCAGCTCGAGCGGTCGCTCGGGAGCTATGCGTCAGCTGGTCAGTTGCAACAAAGACCAATGCCAAAGGGCGGTGGAATCTTGAAGGCGGAATGGTGGGTTCCTTGGGAGAAGCCCGATCTACCAGAGATCGAATATGTGATACAGAGCTGGGATACGGCTTTTAGCACCAAAGAGAAAACCTCGTATTCCGCCAGAACGACTTGGGGCGTGTTCCGGAGCCGAGGCCAGATGAACGCCATCGTTCTAGATATGTGGTATGACCGAGTTACATATCCGGAGTTGAGAAGAATTGCACAAGACGCTTATAATGACTACGAACCTGACGCGGTGCTTATTGAAAAGAAGGCTTCGGGCCAAAGTCTGATCCAAGACTTGAGGGTTGCCGGAGTGCCTGTGATTGAATACATGCCAGACCGCGATAAAGAAGCACGAGCACATGCCAGTTCTGCGTTGCTCGAAGACGGCAGGATTTATTACCCAGCAGATAAAATGTGGGCAAAAAACCTGATTGATATTTGTTCAGCCTTTCCAGCTACAGAAAATGACGATATAGTTGACACCTGTACACAGGCTTGGCTGAGATTACGCAAAGGATGGTTCGTTACGCACTCTCAAGATTATGATGACGAAGACGATGAACTACCTAAACAGAGGGTAACAATGTATGGCTGAACCGCTAGAAGATAACGTGATTCCTTTTGCCGAGGGATCTCCCTCGGATAATTTACAGGTCGAGATGTTCGGTGAGGATGAAGTCCTGATCGGAGACCCAGAGCTAGACGCAATCGATATGGAGCCAGAGGTCGAGTTCGACGCGAACTTGGCAGAAGTTATTGATGAGAGGACGTTGGGTCGGAAGGCTTCTGATCTGATCCATTATTTCGAGTCTGATAAGTCTGCTCGAGCCGAATGGGAGATGCGTTATAAAGAAGGACTGAAGACGCTCGATCCTGACGGCGGATTGATGGAATCCGAAGAAGAGCGAGCCAGCCGAGGATTGAGCACAGTCGTTCATCCGCTGATCGCTGAAGCTGCAACCCAGTTCAATGCTCGAGCCATTGCCGAGCTTTACCCATCCGGCGGACCAGTAAAGACGGTTATTGTTGGGAATCCTGACGAAGAGACCGAAGACCAAGCTCGTCGAGTTCGAGAATTCATGAATTACCAGATTACCGAGGAAATGCCAGAGTATTTCCCTGATCTGGATCAAATGCTGTTCCAGTTGCCACTTGTTGGTCAGACATTTAAAAAGGTTTGGTGGGATGCGACCCTCAATCGCCAGTGCTCACAGTTCGTGAACGCCGAAGACTTTGTTGTCGCTCCGGAAAGCAAAGACCTTTATACATCTCCCAGATACACACAGTTGATCAGGCTTCCGCGCAACGACTTTAATAAATACGTTCAGGCTGGCTGGTACTTACCAGTTGAGTATTCTGGTGACGGGATCGACCCATCTGGGAGCACGACCGATGACATCGAGGGCGTAAATCCATACGCCGATGACCAGCAAGACGAGGTCATGAACCTTTTGGAGATGCACGTTTACGATACTTTTGATGGAATCGACGGGATATCCAAAGAAGACGAAAACGAAACCAATACCAATATGGTCGCGTTCCCTTATGTGGTAACGATTGACTATGACTCGCAGAAAATCGTATCTGTTCGACGTAACTGGTACGAAGGCGATGAGAAAAAGAAGCGTAGAGATTGGTTTGTGAGCTATAAGTTCTTGCCGGGCGTTGGATTCTACGGATTTGGCTTGTATCACATCATCGGTGGACTTGGAAAAGCTGCCACCGGATCGTTGCGAGCACTTCTCGATTCAGCTGCTTTTGCCAATATGCAAGGCGGTTTCAAGCTAAAAGGCCGAGTGAGTGGTGGTGAGATCGATGTTAATCCCGGCGAATTTATAGATTTAGACTCGACCGTTGACGACGTAAACAAGGCAATCATGCCGTTGCCGTTCAAAGAACCGTCGAGCACCTTGTTCCAGCTACTTGGCTTTATCGTTGAAGCTGGTCGAAGGTTCGCAAGTACAGCAGACCTACAAGTTGGGGACGTAAACCCGAACGCACCAGTTGGATCGACCGTTGCCTTGATCGAGCAAGGATCGAAGTCATTCTCAGCGATTCATAAGCGGTTGCACTATTCGCAGGGTCAAGAGTTTAAGATGTTGGCGAAGCTCAACTCGCTTTATTTGCCAGAGCAGTTTGAATTTGCTGTTTCTGGTCAGAGCGAAATAATCTTTGCAGCAGACTTCAATGACCGTATCGATGTGATCCCGGTCAGCGATCCGAACATATTTAGTAGTTCTCAGCGTATCGCCCAAGCTCAAGCCATTCTTCAAATGGCACAAACCGCTCCACAGCTTCATGATATGTACGAAGCATACAAGCGGATGTACGAGGCGATCCGAATACCGAACATTGACCAGATTCTGAAGAAACCAGAAGAAGCTCCGAGGCTCGACCCAATCGATGAGAACATGTCGGTGCTATACGGCAAGCCGATCCGAGCGTTCCCAGAACAGGATCATGACGCACATATCGCGGTTCACATGCAATTTATGCAAGATCCGTCGTTGGCTGGTAACCCCGGCGCGAAAGCGTTGCAACCAGTGCTGATCGCTCACATTGCGGAGCACGTTGCGTTGTTATATCGAACCAGAATGGAGGCCAGCATCGGAGTTCCGTTGCCAGCTCTTCCAGACTTGGGCGATAAGAAGTTTGAGTTCGAGGACATCAATCCGCAGCTCGATAACATTATTAGCCAGCGAGCAGCTCAAGTTGTTCAGCAAGCTCCGCAGATGCAACAAATTCAAGCACTCATGCAAGCCGGACAGCAACAGGGTCAGGGAACCGAGCTTCAATACGCACAACAATTGGCGCAGCTCGAGGCTCAAGCACTTCAGGCCAGAACCCAGTCTCAGATTCAAGCTGATCAAGCTCGAGCACAGTCTGATATTCAGATAGATAAGGCAAAAGCACAGCAAGATATCGAGATTCAGAAGGCTAAGACACAAGCGGACCTCGAAGCGAAGATCGCCAAGTTACAGGCAGAGCTTCAAATTGAGCGTGAAAAGAACATTATGAAAATGCAAATGGAGGCTCAACGTGGCGGTGATAGATGAACTCGCACAAAGATTTAACCAGCAACAAGGTTTGCCACCTGTTAACCCCGAAGCATTTAGCGGTCGGCAACAACAGGCGGGTGCTCCGGCAGGAATGCCACCCCAAGGACCACAGCAAGCTGGCGGTTTTGATCCGACCTCGCAAAACAGTATGCAAGAGTACCTGATCAACAAAGTGATGGAACTCAAAAGAAATATGAGGCCAAATATGGGAGCCTTAGATAGTTTCACGAGTAACATGAGAGACATGAGGCGTGTTGCCTCACCTAATCCTCCGGCACAACCGGAACAAATGAACCGTCAGCAAGGCTGACAAAGAAAAGGAGAACGGGAAATGCCGGGATACAAAGAAACTGGGGCGTTAGCATCATTGGGAGCAGCTTCTCCCTCACCAGAAATGGACGCTTTTAGACAAAGACAAATGCAAAATGGCATAGGTGCATCTATTAATCCAAATGCCATGAGTGTTATGAATGAAAGATATGGCGCAGCTATTGCTCCAAATGAACAACCTAAATATACGGCAGAGAATTTGCAACTTATGATGCAACAGCCAGAGATGATAAGCATTATGGAAGAAATGTCAGCGAACTCAGGGGTCCCAATGGAAGACGTTATAAGATATCTTCCAGAGCTACCTCAAGACACGCTCGAGATGATCATGAATGATGTTTTTGAAAAGATGAAGAAATAGGAGATCAAAATGGCTGAAGTCAATGTAGCGAGTATTGAAGAACAAAGAGAGATGTTCGAGATGCAGATGGGATTCCCAGCTGATTCAGAAGGCCTCGACCTGACCGATGAGCAAGTTGTCAACTTCATGTTGCTTTGTCACAAAGAGATGGTAGCCCCAGAAGAGATGGAAGAAGAGGAAGGCTACGAGCATGAAGAGATGGAAGAAGAAATGATGCCAGAAGAAGGCGAGATGAAAGTTAAAGTCATCAAGCTCGGAGCTGGCGACATTCAGAATGTGATGGACGAGATCCTAGGAGCTGGTGGGCCAAAGGTCGAAGGCTATTAACTATGCCCGTTCGTAAAGTTCCGGGCGGATATCAGTGGGGTAAAAGTGGCAAAGTCTACAAAAATAAGTCTGATGCAGAAGCTCAAGCTCGCGCTATTTACGCTTCTGGGTATACAAAAGCCAAAACCAAAAAGGAAAAGAAACGTGGCAGCAAAAAAGCCTAAACCAGTGTGGGACAAGAAACGACCAAAAGATGTTGGGAAGCCGAAGGCATTAACGTCGAAGCAAAAGACAAAAGCCAAGGCAGCAGCTAAAAAAGCTGGTAGACCTTACCCAAACATGGTTGATAATATAAATGCAGCCAAAAAAACATCAGGAGCAAAGAAACGTGGCTAAGGGTGTAAGGCATTTCTTCCGAGACGGCACTGAGCATAAAGGTGGAACGCATAAAGATGCAAAAGGCAAATTAATGTCTGGTGCTAGTCATACGGCAAATAGCAAATATTTGTATCACATGAGAGACCTTTCTGATCGAGCAAAAGCAAAAGCGAGGAAATCTTAATGGCAACTTACAAAGGTAAGAGCGTTACACTCAATAAACCGCGCAGAATCGCCAAAGGCGAAACAAGTTACGGCAAAAAGAAGTCTGTCGTTTTTGTGAAGGATGGTGATCGAGTGAAGCGAGTTACTTTTGGTGATCCGAACATGTCGATTAAGAAAACACAGCCGGGCAGACGAAAAAACTTCCGAGCAAGACACAATTGCGAGAACCCCGGACCAAAGACAAAAGCTCGTTACTGGTCATGTAAGGCATGGTGATTTAGATGGCAGATAAAGCAGCAGTCAAAAAAGTAGCAGCAGCTGAGATCAGAGCAGCGAAAAGTTTCCTCGAGCGCAGAGGCATTACATCCGATGACGTTAGTCCGAAGAAGTTTGCCAAGGCAGCCAAGCAACTCGACAAGAGTTTCAAGGAAACGCTCCAAATATTAGCTCGAGAGCTGTCCGGCGGACAGGTATAACAATGGAAATGAATGATTTCTTGATGTCTCTCGAGGAAAAAATTTCGAGAGCGAAAGAGGGAACCGATAACATTGATCAACGCTACGTTGACGAGCTAACAAGATATTACGATCAGGAAGACAAAAGGAAAGTCTTTGATTTTGGCGCATTTCAACTTATCCCTGACATTAACATTAGTGGCGGTCGAACCACGAGCATGGGCGGTGAAGAAGGGAACACTAGGTTTGTAGAAGATGAAGGTGGTGGCAGGATTGGTGGCAATGTTATTTTGCCAAGCGGAACCAGCTTTGGTGGTGGGATCAGCGGTAATTATTACCGAGGCAAGGAAAGCAGCCCATATCACAGCGCGAAGTACGGGCCGGGCGGATCTGTCGAGGAATACGACGCATATGTAAGCACTCCAAGCGGAATAACCGCGACTGGTAGATATAATCCGACTAACGATGACTATATGATTCAGTTGCTTTACGGGAAGCAGTTCTAATGCCAGTAGCTAAATTACTAAAAAGCATAGGTGAAAAAGCATCACGATCAACGATAAGAGGCGCACAACGTAAAGCGTTTCCTAGAATTTATGATGATCCAAGGGTAATCGCACAAAGAGCAGCTGCTTATTCAGCCCCAGAGTCTGGTGCAATGAAGGAATTGTTCGGGGTCAGCAGAGACGATCTTTATAATTTAACAAAATCAACTCGAGGTCTTGGCGGGGAGCCAGCATTTATTCCACCATTGAAGGCTCGAGGATCAGAAGCAGCCGAGCAAGTGATGGGCAAGGCAAACACCCAGAGGCTAGTAAATACTTTGATTGAATCTAGCAACTACCCAGAAATATATAAAGGGATGGATGCTTGGTAC